CTCATCCTAGTGCTTGCCCCGCTGTAAACCCGTACCAAGTTGTTCCACCGTCGTAGGTGTAGAACACGAATTGATCCACAGCAGACGCTGTAGCTGTCAGAGTGGGCGCTGTAGCACTAGGCCAATCAACAGAAGTAGGCCACGTTACAGTGTAACCAGAGGCTCCAGAGTCTTGGACAACTTTGAGTGACATTGCGTAGGCTGTGCTGTCGTTGAGGGTTGATGTGCTTGTAGTGAATTGGAAAACGCTGTCGTTTGCGTTGCCGACCAAGTACATCTTTGTGCCGTCGGTTTTAAACTCAATAGACGATGATTGACTATCAATATTTAGTCCAGAAGCTCCGACATCCAATGTAACGGAGTCATAGGACATTGTGCTTACGTCATAAGCTGTGCTTAAACTATATTGATAAACATCTCCTAGACCGTTATTGATAAACGCTTTTGTTCCGTCGCCGTTAAAAACAAAACCCTGCCCCGTTGAACCTGTTTGAGTAGAGGCGTCAAAAGATTTAGATTCATATGATGCGGTGCTTAAATCAAATGCAGTTGTTAAGTCGTATTGATAAACTGAATCGTTAGTAAGCCCAAACATATACATTTTAGTTCCATCAGGCTTAAACTCAATCCCAAAAGGCCCAGTGTCTTGACTTGATACACTAAGACTAACTGAGTCGTAGCTCGCTGTACTCATGTCATATGCTGTACTACAGCTATATTGAAAAACACTGTCGTTAGTAGCGCCAGTTACAAAAAACTTTGTTCCGTTGTTATTAAAATGAAATCCATATGGAGTTAAATCTTGTGCCGCTACACTAAAATTTGTAACAAAGGTTGCAGTAGAAACGTCCCATGCAGTGCTTAATGTGTACTCATTAATATCATCTCCTGTTGTTCCAATAACAAACATTTTAGTTCCATCGGGCTTAAACTGAACACCTTGTGGACTAACTTCTTGAGAAGCCAAACTAAAACTCACGGAGTCATAAGAAGCATTGTTAAGATCATAAAATGTTTGAACAGGCGTCCCGCTAGCTGGCGGGTTGCTAAAGACTACAGTGGTGTTTGCGTCTAGTTCGGTTTCAAAGACGTTAGCGTTTTCGCAGTCAAAGGTTGTGCTATAGGTTGTTGAACCTGTTGAGTATTGGTAAACAGTACCTACGCTTCCCACATACATCTTATCTCCGTCAGTGCTAAATGATAAGTCTTTAGGAACGGTTGCTTCACTAGTAACACTAAAGCTAATTGAAGCATAAGATGCTGTCGATAAATCATAGGCAGTTGTCATGTTGTATTGGTACACGGCGTCATTCTGATGTCCCGCAACAAATAACTTTGTTCCGTCGTTGCTTATTACTACGCCAGCGGGAAAGGTATCTTGAGAGGCCACGCTAAGACTTTTACTTGCATAACTTCCGGTGCTTAAATCCCAAGCAGTAGTTAAATTGTATTGATAAACAGTATCGTTATCGTAACCTGACATATATAGCTTTGTGCCGTCAGAGGAAAACGATACACCCATAGGTGTTCCGTCCTCAGTAGCAAGACTTAACGAAACAGAATCATAAGACGCTGTTGAAACATCCCAAGCTGTGCTTAATGTATACTGAAACACTGCATCGGCAGTAGTTCCAACAACATACATTTTTGTTCCGTCAGGTTTAAATCTAATTCCTCTGGGAGCCGTTTCTTGAGTAGTCACACTGAAACTTTTGGAATCGTAGCTTGCAGTAGAAGCATCCCAAGCTGTGCTTAATGTATATTGATATACTGTGCGGTTAGTAGTTCCAACGGCATACATTTTTGTTCCGTCGTAACTAAACGTAAATCCCTCAGTAGCCGAACTGTCTTGGGTAGCCAAACTAAAACTTTTGGAATCATAAGACGCACTAGACAACAAATAACCAGTAATAGCACTAACACTAGAAACCTTCTTAAAAGTCTCGTTGTAACTATCAACCAGCAGTTCGCCTGTGATGTTGACATCCCCGGTGTAGTTAGCGCCTACCTTGGAATCGAGCTGAGTTTGGATGTTTGACGTAACGCCGTCTGTGTAGTTAACTTCAGTAGCTGTAGCAGTAACGTCTGTAATGTCAGACAACGACAAACCACCAGCTAACTGACTTGTGCTAATAGACAAAGCGGCTTGGTGTTGTGTAACAGAAGATTCACTAATGTACGCATCAGGTACAGTATCCCACGTTACTGCCAACGTCAGGTTGTTTTGTTCTACAATGGTTGGGTACGTAGTCAAAACCCAGTTACGCACAGCGGCGTTCGTGGGTATCTGTGTGTCGCTGTTGGTAAAAGTTTCGCTAGACAACGTAACTGCACCAGCGTCAATGTCAGAAAAACTAACGCTAGTTAAATAGCCCTCTACACCGTGGTCGCCCCATCCGTAAGCTGTGTTCCAATTAGATACGTTGAGGTTAGAACCTGTGACAGCACCTGAAAAAGTGCCTGTAGTACCTGAGATAGCGGCAGGAGTAGACCCACCGATAACAGCGCCATCAATAGATCCACCGTTGATGTCAGCCGTGGTTGCTGTCAGAGAGCTAAACGTACCAGCCGCAGGAGTAGTTCCACCGATTACAGTGTTGTCTACGGTTCCTGCGTTGATGTCTGCTGTCGTAGCAGTAAGAGAACTGAACGTACCAGCGCCAGCCGATGAACCACCAATGGTTACACCGTCAATAGTACCACCGTCAATGTTAGTAGTAACTGAACCACCTGTGAAGTTTACAGTTCCTGTAGCAGTAATTCCGTCAAACGTGGCAGTACCAGTAAACGTAGGACCAGCTAGGTCTGCTTTGGTTCCTACAGCAGTTTGTATAGCATTAAATTCTGTGTCGAACTCTGAGCCACGGATAACCTTATTAGTGTCACCTGTAGGCAAAGAGTCCTTAGCAGTAAAGTTTGTTGACTTTGTGTAGTTGGACATAAGGCTTCCCTATCCGTAGTATCTTTTAGTTAACCGCCCTGTCATCAAGACGTTTAAGTAAAAGGGGGCCATGAAGACCCCCAGAGAGAGTAGCTTACTCGTCGCAAACAGCGAGGATGAATCCTGCTTCGGGACGGTAAGTCTCAACACCGTACAGCGTGTCAGACGTAAACAGCGTAGACAGGTATTCCTGCTTGTACTGAGTCTGAGAGCGTACAGCCAGTTGCTCTGCCATTACCAAAGCATCCTTGTGGAAGAACAAGCAACCACGAGTATCAGCGGTAGAAGCAGTGTTCTGAGCGGCAACTTCCAGTACAGGAGCGTTGCTAGACACGTAGATGTCTACACCGTACAGGTTACCAATCAGACCTGACTCAACGCCACGTCCACCAACGAAGTCGGAAGACACGTAACGATCAATGCCCATGATTGACTTACGAACAGCAGGAGGAATTACGAGAACTCGTCCGTCCATAGGTACGTCAGCATCGTCCATCAGCTTGATAGCCTCACGGAAGCCAAGGTCAGTGAAGTTGTCACCAGAGGTTACAGTGTCAACAGCATACGTAGCAAGGCCAAGAGCGGCATTGAAGTAGTAGCTGTTGCTGTTTACCCAGTTAGCGCCAGTGTTGGCAGGAGAAGCAGTACGAGTACCGTTACCAAAGCCAGTAGCGGCGTTAATCAGGTCAGTGTCAACTTGCAGAGCCAGTTGGTAACCAGCGTCTTCAGTGTAGAACTGTCGCAGAGAAGACAGAGCCTGTACTTCTACGATGTCCTCAATCAGACGAGAGTACTCAAAGTGACGGTCAACAGTGACAGTCAACTCTGACTCAAGGTTAGCCTGAATAGTTACCGCAACAGCTTCTGCCTTAGCGTTAGCTGATCCACGGATGGGCTTAGGAATGTGAATAACGTCACCCTTCTTGCCAGTCATCGACAGACGCTTGACAAGGGGAGCCATCTTCAGGTTCTTTTGATAAGCGGCGATGATTTCATCGGACCAGATTTCGGGGATAAAAGTACCCGCCGCAGTTTTGTCTACTACAGCATTAGCTGTAAAATATGCACCAGAGGTTTCACCAGCCATTTTAATTCTCCTTAAATGTTAGGCTAGCGTACACGACCCTCTGCGTATGCTTTCAGTAATTC